GCTTCGCGCAGGTTTTTGGGGAGAACGCCGAATGGGAAATCTCAATAGCGGGCGGCGCCGGCAGCCGGCCGCGGTGCGGACGTTGCGAGGCAATCCGTCGCTGACGCGGTTTCGGCCGGCGGTCGAGGCGCCCGCGGGGCCGGTCGTGCAGCCGGCCACGTTGTCGCCAGGTGCGGCCGAGGTCTGGGACGCGTTGTCACCCGTGTGTCTCGGCATGGGCACCCTGTCACCGGCCGATGCACTGGCCTTTGCGACGCTCTGCGAGCTGCAGGCGAGTTTCACGGCCAACGCGCAGCGGAAGGGGCGCCGCGGGTTCGATGCGCGCCAGGAACGGGCCCTGGCGGCCGCGCTGCGGCCGTTCTACGCCCTGTTCGCGCTCGAGCCCGCCAGTCGGGCCCGGATGCCCACGGCGCCGCCGCGGGAGGTGGCCAGCAAGTGGGCCGCCCTGGCGTGACAAAGCTCAGCCACGCGCGCCGGGCGATCCGGCTGATCAACCACCTGACGCACACCAAGGGCGTGAGCGCGGGGCAGCCGTTCGACCTGCGCCCGTGGCAGCGGCGCATTCTCGAGCAGTTGTTTCGCGTCGGGCCCGACGGCCGCCGCGTCTATCGGCAGTGTTTGCTGATGCTGCCGCGCAAGAACGGCAAGACGGAACTGGCGGCGGCGCTGGCGCTGTATTTCCTGCTGTTCGACGGGGAACCGGGCGCCGAGGTCTACTCGGCCGCCGCGGACAAGGACCAGGCGGCGCTGGTGTTCCACGTCGCGGCGCAGATGATTCGCAATGACCAGGAGCTGCTCGCGCAGTGTGAGCTCGTCGATTCGCAGAAACGGATCGTGCATCGCGCCAGCGGCAGTTTCTATCGCGCGATCTCGGCCGAGGCGTACAGCAAGCACGGGTTCAACGCGTCGGCGGTGATCTACGACGAGCTGCACGCGGCGCCGAATCGCGAACTCTGGGACGTGTTGACGACCTCGCAGGGCGCGCGCGATCAACCGCTGATGCTCGCGATCTCGACCGCCGGGTACGACCGGCACTCGATTCTCTGGGAACTGTACGCGCATGCGCAGAAGGTGCGCGACACGCCGAGCCTCGATCCGTCGTTCCTGCCGATTGTCTACGAGGCGCCGGTCGACGCCGATTGGACCGACGAGCGCGTGTGGCGCGCGGCCAATCCGGCCCTCGGCGATTTTCGCAGCCTCGAGGAAATGCGGATCGCGTGCGCGCGCGCGAAAGAAATTCCCGCGCAGGAGAACACGTTTCGCCGGCTGTACCTGAACCAGTGGACCGAACAGGCCGCGCGGTGGATCAGTATGACGAGCTGGGACGCGTGCCACGATCCGACGTTCGACCGCGCGCGGTTGCGCGGCCGGCGCTGTTACGTCGGGATGGACCTGAGTTCGACGACCGACCTGACGGCGATCGTCGCGGTGTTTCCCGACGACACCGGCTCGGGGTTCGACGTGCTCGCGCAGTTTTTCGTCCCCGCCGACAACCTGGCCGAGCGCGTGCGGCGCGACCGCGTCCCGTACGACCAATGGGCGCGCGACGGGTTTCTCGTCGCGACGCCGGGCAACGTGGTCGATTACGAGTACGTGCGGCAGACCCTCGGCGCGTGGGGCCGCGAATTCCAGGTGCGCGAGATCGCCTTCGACAAGTGGAACGCGATCGACCTCGTGACGCGCCTGCAGGCGCAGGACGGGTTCGCGTGCGTGCAGATCGACCAGGGGTTCGCGGCGTTGTCTGGGCCGACCAAATCGCTCGAGGCCGCGGTGCTGTCGCGCGCGCTGCGCCATGACGGGCACCCGGTGCTGCGGTGGAACCTGTCGAACATCGCCGTCGACCAGGACGCGCTGGGCAATTTGAAACTGTCGAAGAAAGTCTCGACCGACCGCATCGACGGCGCGAGCGCGCTGGTCAACGCGATCCATCGGCGCGACTACCTGGCCGCCGAACCGCGGCCGAACTATTCGATGATCGTGCTGGGGTGACGCCATGAGCAAACGACCCACGGGGCGCCCGACGCTCAACGACGTGCCGGCGACGAGCTCGATTCGCGTCCGCTGTACGCCCGCGCAACACCTCGAACTGCGACGGGTGGCCGACGAAAACGGCCAGCGCCTGTCTACGGTCGTGCGCGAGGCCGTCGACGAATTCGTCGGCGACTACCGCGAGGGCCGGGTGTTTCGGGGGACAAAACGCTGAGCTGGCCGCATTCTTGGGCGCGTGCCCCTGACCCGCGCCTATGCGCTGCTGACGATCAAGGGCGTCGATACCCACCAGCGCACGATCACCGGCATCGCGTCGACGCCGGAACCCGACCGCATGGGCGACGTGGTCGAACCGCTCGGCATCACCTACAAAAACCCGCTCCCGCTGCTGTTGCATCACGACACGCAGAAACCGATCGGGACCGTCACGTTTCAGCCGCCGACGGCGGCCGGCCTCGCGTTCACGGCGAGCCTGCCGACCATCGACGACCCCGGCACGCTGCGCGACCGCGTCGACGAGGCGTGGCAGAGCGTGAAGGCCGGGCTCCTGGCCGGCGTCTCGATCGGGTTCCGCTCGCTCGAGCACGCGTTCATCAAGGAGACCGGCGGGCGCCGGTTTCTGAAATCGGAGATTTTCGAGCTCTCGCTCGTCGCGATCCCGGCCAACGCCGCCGCGACGATTCACACCATCAAAACGCTCGACCTGGCCGCGCCTGGCCGTCATCCGTCCCGCGACAGGGACCCCCTCCCGATTGTGCGCGTCGACAAGGGCGCGCGTCCCATGGAACAGAAAACGATCCGCGAACAGATCACCGGATTTGAAAACAGCCGCGCCGCCAAGGTGGGGCGCATGACGGCGCTGATGACCGCATCGGCCGAGACCGGCGCGACGCTCGACCAGGCCGACACCGACGAATACGACGGGCTCGCCGCCGAGACCAAGGCGATCGACGCGCACCTGGGGCGCCTCGCGGCCCTCGAGTCGACCAATCTCGTGCGGGCGACCCCGATCACCGCGGCGACGCCCGAGGACGCGAGCAAGTCGCGCAGCGGCGTGCCGGTCATCTCGGTCAAGAGCAATCTGGCGCCGGGCACCGCGTTTATTCGGTACTGCCAGGCGCTGGCCGTGACGAAGGGCGAGGTGATGCGCGCGATCGAATACTCGAAGCAGTGGCACGACTCGACCCCCGAAGTCGAACTCGTGTTCAAAGCCGCGGTGGCCGCCGGCACGACGACCGATGCGACGTGGGCCGGCCCCTTGGCCCCGCTGACGCCGCTGGCGGCGGATTTCCTCGCGCTGTTGCGCCCGCAGACGATCCTCGGCAAGGTCGACACATTCTTCCGCGTGCCGTTCAACGTGTCCGTCCCGGCGCAGACCGGCGGCGGCACGTATCAGTGGGTCGGCCAGGGCGCGCCCAAGCCGGTCGGGAAACTGGCGTTCTCGACCATTACGCTCTCGATTCTCAAGTGCGCCGGGATCATCGTGATCACCGAGGAGCTCGCGCGCACCTCGACGCCGTCGGCCGAGGAAGTCATCCGGCGCGACATGATCGCCGGGATCGCCGCGTTCCTCGATACGCAGTTCATCGACCCCGCCCAGGCGCCGGTCGCGGGCGTGTCGCCCGGCTCGGTCACCAACGGCGTCACGCCGATCACGACCGCGGGCACGTCGCCGGCCAACGCGCGGACCGACATTCAGGCGCTCGCCAATGCGATGACGGCGGCCCTGATTCCGAGCGCCGGCGCGGTGCTGATTCTCTCGGAGACCAACGCGCTCGCGTTGACCAACGCGCTGAACCCGCTGGGGCAACCGCTGTTCCCCGGCATGGCGCAGGGCGGCGGGATGATCATGGGCTACAAGGCGATCGCGTCGCAGTCGGCGGGCAATACGGTCGCCCTGGTGCAGCCGAGCGCGATTCTCTACGCGGATGACGGCGGCGTGACCATCGACGTGTCGCGCGAGGCGTCGCTGCAGATGGATACCGCGCTCGACAATCCGCCGCTCGCGACCACGCTGCTGACCTCGCTCTGGCAGATGAACCTCGTCGGCCTGCGCGCTGAACGGTTCATCAACTGGAAAAAGGCGCGGACGGGCGTCGTGCAGTACACCGCCGCGACCTACACGGCGTAACCATGCGGGTCTCTATGACGGTCCTGCGCGACGGGTACTACGACGGGGCGTACCCGCGCGCGGGCGACACGATCACGGTCGAGGCCGGCCTCGTCGAATCGCTCGAGGTGGCCGGCTTCGCGATGCGGTGCACGGTGGATGCGGTGCCGCCGCGCACCGTCCCGACCAGTGCGACGGGGAGAAAACATGCCCGGTGAGTCGCTCGACGTCGTCGCGCGGACGTATCACACCGAGAACGGCGTCGAACACCTCGAGGGCGAGACCTACGCCGTCACCGATCGCGTGCTGGCGGAAACGCTGCGCGGGATCGGGTTCGTCTCGATCGACGGCTGGACGGATGCGGGGCCGGGCGGTGGGGCCCCGACCATCACGGCCCTGACCCCGTCGACGGTGGCGCTGGGCGCCCCGAATTTCACGGTGCACGTCACCGGGACGGGGTTCACGCCCGACAGCGTGATCGTCTGGAACGGCTACGACGAACCCACGACGGTCGTGTCGGACACCGAGGTGACCACCGGCGTCGATATGGCGGTGTGGCTCGCGGCGGCGACGGTGCCCGTCGCGGTGCGCGCCGGCGGCACCCTGTCGGCCCCGGTCTCGTTCACCTTTACCGACGCGGCCCGCTGATGGCGACGGTCCGGGTGCGGTTGTTCGGGCGCGGCCTCGAGCTGACCGCCAAGACGTTGACGGCGCCGTACAGTCCCGGCGCGGTCAGCGGCGGCGGCTGGTACCCGCTCGTCGTGCGCGAACCCTACGCCGGCGCGTGGCAGGTCAACGTCGAAGGCCGCCGCGACCAGGTCCTGCAGTACGCCCCGGTGTTCGCGTGCACCACCCTGATCGCGCAGGACATGGGCAAGCTGCCGCTCAACCTGGTGCAACTGAACCGCGACGGCATCTGGGAGGAGACGAGCTCGCCGGCGTTTTCGCCGGTCCTGCGCAAGCCGAACCGCTACCAGACCATCACGAAATTTATCGAACAGTGGATCACGTCGAAACTGATGTGGGGCAACGCCTACATCCTCAAGGAGCGCGACGCGCGCGGCGTCGTGACCGCGCTCTACGTGCTCGACCCGCTGCGCACGACGCCGCTGATCGCGCCCGACGGCGGGATTTACTACCAGTTGCAGCACGACAACCTCTCGGGCAGCCTGGCGCTGGCGCACGAGCCCGCGGACAAATTCATCGTCCCGGCCAGCGAAATCATTCACGACCGCATGGTCTGTTTGTTTCATCCGCTCGTGGGGATGTCGCCGATTTACGCCTGCGCGGCGGCGTCGACGCAAGGCCTGGCGATCCAGACGACGGCGACCACGTTCTTCAGCAAGGGCGGCCAGCCGACCGCGATGTTGACGACGCCGCCGGGGATGACCAAGGACCAGCTCGCGCAACTGCGCACCGACTGGGACACGCTCAACAGCAGCGCGAGCCGGCTCGCCATCCTCACGGCCGATCTCAAATACACGCAACTGAGCATGAACGCGGTCGACGCGCAGTTGATTCAGCAACTCGGCTGGACCGCGGAAACGATCTGTAGTTGTTTCCATGTGCCGCCGTTCCTGATCGGCATCGGCGAACCGCCGCGCGGCGTGCAGCTCGAGGCCGAATGGCAGATGTACCACTCGCTGTGCATCCAGTCGCTCATCGCGAACTTTGAAGCGGTGCTCGACGAGGGCCTCGGCCTCGAGGGCACGGGCTACGGGACCGAGTTCGACATCGACGACCTGATCTGGATGGACACGGCGACCAAAACCAAGGCCGCGGCCGACGCGATTGGAGCGGGGGCGATGTCACCCGATGAAGCACGCGAGCGGTACTTCGGGCTCGGGCCGGTCACCGGCGGCGACACGCCCTACATGCAACAGCAAATGTTTTCGCTGAAGGCGTTGGCGCAACGCGACCAGAACGATCCGTTCAGCAAACCCGACCCGCCGCCGGTGGCCGCGCCGGCGACGCCGAGCGCGGACCAGGTGCCGGCCGCGCAAATGGCGGCGATGGTGACCGACCTCCTCACCAAGGCGCTCGCGGCATGACCGCCGACGACCTCGCCGCCATCATCGCCGGGATCGCGCCACTGTTCCGCGACGTGCGCGAGCGGGTCGCCGCGCTCGAGACGCGCGCGGGCGTGCCAGGACCGCCCGGGCCGGCCGGCACACCCGGCCTCGAATACCGCGGCGTGTTCCTCGACGGCCAGGCCTACGACCGCGGCCAGATCGTGACGTGGGCGGGGTCGACGTGGCACGCCAACGAGACGACGGGCACCCGCCCGGGCGACGGCGCGAAGGCCTGGACGCTGATGGTCAAACGCGGGCGCGACGGCAAGGACGGCAAGGACGGCGGGCCCGGCCCCGAGGGCCCGCGCGGCAAAAACTGGCAGGAAGTCTACGACGACACGAGGCGGCGGTGACCACGTTGGTGACCCTGGATCAAGTCAAGGCGCGCCTGCGGATCACGTCGACCGCGGACGACGTCGACGTGCAGAGCCTGGCCGACCAGGCCGAGGCGCACATCGTCGGCTGGTGCAGTACGACGGTGCGATCGAAGGCCGTCGCCGACACCTGGGTCGACGCGGCGACCGTGCCGCTGGTGGTCGTGGCCGCGATTCTGGTGCAGGCCGGCGAGCTCTATCGGTTCCGCGGCGACGAACCCGCCGGGCCGCCGCGTGAGCCCGGCGAGGAACTCAGCGTGCAGGTCCGCGAACTGCTGCGCGCGTATCACGACCCGGGGATCGCATGAGTCCCGCCGCCACGCCGTACATTTCGAGCGGCCAACGGCTGCACCAGGGCCTGTTCCAGAAACCCGGCCCGCCCGTGCCCGATGGCACCGGCTGGGTCGAGTCCTGGATCGATCTGCCGCCGGCCGAGTTCGCGCGCATCACGCCGGCCACGCAGGCGTCGCTCGAGAAGATCACCGCCGGCACCACGCTCTCGATGGCGACGCACATTCTCACGATCCCGTACCGGATCGACCTCACGACGAAAGTGCGGTTTGTCTACGACGGGCGCAACCTCTCGGTGCTCGGGATCTTCGACTACGAGGAGCGCCACGTGCAGCTCAATCTCGTGTGCGCGGAGGTGGTCGCGTGAGCGGGCCGGGCGGCGCGGCGGTGTGGTTTCAGTGGACCGGCGTGCAGGAACTGATCGCGCAGTTCGCGACGCTGGCGCCCGATCTGACGACCGCCGCGACGCCGATCGTCGAACTGTCCGCGCGCGTCGCGAAGGACACGATCTACACCGGGTATCCGACGCGGACGGGCAATCTCAAAAAAGGCCTCGCCATCACGGAGGTCAACGAGTCGACGCGCATGTCCTGCACCGTGATCAACAAAGCGCCGCACGCCTGGCTGTTCGAGCGCGGCTCGCAGGTCCGGCACAATGCGATTGGCGCCAACCGCGGATCGATGCCCGCGAACCCGCTGTTCTCCTCGACGATGATGCGGACCCGGCGCGCCCTCTACACCGCGCTCGTCCCGCACCTCGCCGAGCAGTTCGGCCTCAAGATCGATGGCGTTGCTTAACGTCGCCACCGTCACGATCGCGCTGTTGCAACTGCTGCAGCAGGACGCCGCGTTGCGCGCGCTGATGCCCGATGGCGTGTGGTTCGCCGAGGCGCCGCCGGGCGCGACCCGGTTCGTGATCCTCTCCCTCATCTCGTCGGCCGAGATCCCGATCTTCGGCGGGCCGGCCTACAAGGACACGGTCTATCTGGTCGAGGCGCGCGCCCTGGCGCCGGCGACCAGCAGCAGCACGGTCGAGAGCGCCTTCGCCCGGATCACGACGCTGCTGACCGACGCGCCGCTGACGATCACGGACTACGGCGCGATGCTCGTGCAGTTTGAAGAAGAACTCGAGTCGGTCGAAGTTGACGACATCGATCCGTCGATTCGCTGGAACCGCTGCGGCGGCCATCTGCACGTGATGGTCGCCCCGCTCGTCGCGTAAACGCTCGAAACGAGGACCCCCTATGGCAGCCATCGATCGCATTCACGGTAAGAGCGGGCAGATCAAAATGGACCCGACCGGGGTCGGCGGCGTGGCCTCGGTCCTGGTCGCCTCCCTCGACAAGTGGGACCTGGACATGGCGAAGGATCACGTCAAGGTGACGTGCTTCGGCGACACGAACCAGGTCTACGTCGACGGGTTGCCGGATCTCAAGGGCACCTTCGGCGGG